GTCGGGCATGTCCCAGGGTTGTGTGCCTTGCCAGACTGAGAATCCTGACCAATCAAAATAAAACAACGGGCCTGGAATGAACAAATACGGAATGCCAGCCCGCTCAAGTTCGCGTAGTCCGTCCCGAATGATGTAGTAGTTTCGTCGATCTTCTATATCAAAGTTGTGTACATCACGTAGGTATTGCTTGACGGTGTTTTTTGTTGTAACATCTAAATCCGTATAGCTGTGCTCGATTACGTTGTTGAGTGTATCACTTATGATACAGGCCTGTGTGTGATCGACCCACTGTTCGCTGGCAGCATGATAGTTGGCATAGTGTATCAGATCTAATCTAATGGGCAAGTTTTGACTGTAGGCGTTGCCTGCGACGTCAATACGGTCACTGCTGGTTGCACCTATTATGACATAATCGGCATGATCCTGTATGGCACGTTCTATCTGCAGATGTATGCACAAGTTGGTGGCTCCAGGTCTGGCTAGACTCACATGTTGCCACCCACGATAGTCAGCATACTGATCTAGGAAACTGGGTTGCTCAGGCCAACGAGTGTCTGAACTCATGAAACTGCACCCTAACGAGTACACAGTTGTCATTTCCATTCCAGCTTTTCTTGTGTGAATGGATAGTTGGCTTCCTTATAAAATACTTTGCGTTTGGTCAGGTGTCTTTTTGCAAACTTGCAAGTGCTGGTCACGTCCCAGATTTCCACGTGGTCTTTGTCTTCGGCCTTGCGAATGCCCCGCCCGATCGACTGTATAACCCTGACAAAGGATTTGCCCGGTTCAATAAGCACAAGATTGAATATCCTAGGAATATTAATACCAACAGCAGCAATGCCATAGGTAGCAATAATAATCTTACCACTACTGACGCTAATCTCATCGTATTCATCCTGTCTGGCCTTTGCTTTGGTTGCTCCTGATACAAATACTGCCGCTTCGCCTAGCAGTTCTGCCAAGGCATGTCCTGCGGCCACACGGTCTACTAACACCAAGGTATTGCCTGTGGCGTTGACCTGTGCTATTAATCCAGCCATGGTCTTGAGTCGATCGGGTTCTTCTAACAAGAACTTTAATTCACTTTGATAGTTGGTAAACTCAGCATGGTCTACCAACTGCACCACATTTACATGGCATTGTGCCAGTACACCACGGTCCTGTAGTTCGCTGGCACTGAGCTGATTGATAACCGGGCCGAGACTGCATTTGAGTGCTTGGAATTCGTAGGGTTCCTTGGGCACAGTTCCTGTGAGTCCCCAGCGCAATGGCACACGGCTCATGACACCAGTTAACAAGGTCTTTAATGCGTCGGCCTTGGCCATGTGTACTTCATCAACAATGACACATACTACATCTTCCAAGAACTCTTGTATGGTGACATCGCCCACGCTGTTCTTGGTGTTTTTTAATAGCACATTTAAACTTTGCCAAGTACAGATGGTATGCTGGCGACCCCACTCCTTGCGGTCTCCAAAAAACACACCCACATCCTGTTGCATGTTGATGTAGTCTCGTTCTGTTTGTGTTACCAGGCTTTTATTTGGAACAATGATGATCGTACGTCCATGCGGTGCCACGGCATTGCTCAAGGCAGCTGTGATTACTGTTTTACCAGCGCCGGTTGCTATTTCTTGTATGCATTGTGGATTGGCCAGGAAGCGATTGATCACTTCCACTTGGTAGTCACGCATGACCATGGGTTGACCTTCTAACGGATGACCCTTGCCCCAGGCAATGTGACTGAATGTGCTTTCTGTCACTTCAGAAAATTCAAATGTGGTGCTGTACTCTCTTTGGTCATCCAGTTCAATATCATAATTGAACTTTTCCAAGATAGGAATGATCTCGGGCAGTAGGTTTACATAACTGCTACCGCCTAACTGGAAGTAACTGACCTTGCCATCCCACCTGCCTAGTCTAACAGCAGGAAGATATCTAGCACCCGGAACATCATACTTGAATGCGTTAACTAGGGCACGGCGAGCATCAAGTTCTAAGCCTTCTATATTGACGTTGACTTCATCTCGTATGATTATTGTGGCTGTTCTCATTGTAATTATTATACATTGTATTGTAAGATTTTACAACCTCTTCTTGAAATTTTAGATTTTTAATATTTTGATGGACAATAATATGCCAACGATTTTGATCACTATTATTAAAAACGGTATGATTATTGGAAATATCCAACCAAAAAGCTGTACCTGGAGCAAACGGCACAGTTCCTTTTTTCTCCATAACAAAATTACAACCAATAGGTTGAGTTATAGCAATATTAATTGCAGTTAGCCCTGGGGTTGTGTAGTCTTGATGAATGCTTACATACCCCCCGGGCTCTAAAAGCATAACACGTAATCTCCCAAATTGATCGCCTGGCCATTGTGTTTTAAAATAGTCAACAGTTGCAGGCATAAGTGTTTGTGCTTCTTGTGTCCAGTTGTATGGGCGATGGTCTGCGTAGTATTCAGTTTCTCTAGTGGCGTTATATGCTTTACCATGAATGCAAAAACTCTTCCACCCAAAATGCTCACCATAGTCATCACGATGTATTGACAGTAATGGTTCTATATTTTTAATTTCTGCCAAAATAGATTCATGCGGGATTGATAAAGTTAACGGCAACCATGGTAGTCCTGACCAAGATTGTATCCAATTAAAGTCTGCCATTGAATTGTATTCAGGCAATTGATATTGATATTCAATATATTTTTTAGCCATTAACTGGCTTATTTTTTGCTTTTGCATATTTTTTCTTGAAATATGTTATACTGTTCAACAGTGGTATGTAAAAGTGTCCATTTATATTCTAGTATGTTTGAACACCATATGTTATCATACTTATCGGTGTCATTGACCAATACCCAGTTGATTAAATTATCATTACAAAAATTAACTTGTTTTGTTTGTTTTGCTATCAACCACTGGGCTTCAAAATTTTTATCGACAATGGTGTTAAATCTATCATTGACATATTCTATAAATTTTGTTTTTCCTTTTAACTTTAGTCTCTCCAATGGAGTTAAATCAGGGTTGTCTAATTCATAATGTACAAGTTTATTTTCTTCAATAAAATTCCAAACAAAATTTCCATAGTCAACACCTGTCCACGTATTCCACAACGCCTGGCAAAATTTAATCTGTATGTTGCTTATATCGACTATTTGTATTTCAGTTGTGGCAGGATCTAAACAGTTTAGTATCCAAGACAATCCTGACCCTGGTGTCACTATGTTAGCTTTTTTGACCACTACAATAGGCTCATTATTGAAAATCCATAATTGATTTTCAGCAATATCTTTGTAGTCTTGAAATTTAGATAAGTCTAGTGGTCTGTTGTAGAGGTATGATTTCAAATCTCTAGCAGAATTATTCCAATTTACAATAGGTCGATTATTTTGTAATTGACGAGCTATCAATCCTTGCCCAAAATTAGTAACAAGATATTCAGTTTGATTCACGCTCGGCCTAACCCACAATGGTGTGTAATCGTCGTGCAAATTCTGGTCACTTCTTACCGGTAAGGGATGATTAACTTTTGTAAGTGTAAAATCATCAACTTCAAAATTGTTGATATTCATGAACCAACATTGGTCGTCAAGATATAACAGTTGCTCTGGGTGCCAAATTAAATGAGCAATCAAACCATAGTGTGGATACTGATCAACTAGTTGTTTCCATTGTACCCAATCAGTGATTATGGTTCCGCTTTTGACAAAAAGAGCCTGAGTGTGGCCTTGTTGTTTGACCCAGGTAAATCCTTCTGTCCACTCTTTGCAAATAAAAATTTGCTGGTTGGTGTTGTTACCAAACGTGTCAAACTTTATGGTTGCTAAAGTTTGATTTCTGTCGGGTCCATCTTTAATAATTACTGGCCAGGTCATTACAGGGTAATCTTGGTTGGAATCAAATTATTTTTTAATTGCTTTTTTAATAAAGCAGTCTGAGTTGTTTTTCCGAATACACTGACTCCAAAAATATCGTCAATAGTCCACTTGGATATATTCCAGTGTGCTGTCCACCCGGTTTGATAAGTTTTCCACCAGGTTGCAAAGTTGTTACACTGTATATCTTTCAATGTATCTATATCTTTAAGTGCTATATGTATGTTTGGTCTAAGTTTTAACCACGGTTTGGCCAATTGACACATCCGTTGCAGGTCATTGGGTTCGTTATTTTCCCAATAGTGGTAAGGAGTTTTGCCTAACTCGGCCCATCGCACGTATATGTCTCCAGCACAAATTTTTGTTGTGGTATTAAGTAACCAAATTGGATCCATGGGTTTTTCTAACAATCCAGATTTTTCTCGATAATCTATGCACAAAAATTCCTTAGGTGGATAGTTATAGTACTCGCACAAATGAATATGTTCATGAAAGTCTAGCCAGACTGGATTACCGTTATAATTGTCTTCGTAAATTTTGTGTATGCTATTAAAATAGTCTTGGTCACGGTTGATACATTTTGCGGTATCAATATCAATTGATAAGTTTTGTGCATAATGCACCAAGTGATCGACCATTTCTGAGTAAGTTAAATTTTCCTTGTAACAAGGATTGTCCCATGGTCGCCACGGAATTGGCACTTTTGAAAGATTCTTATAAATTTTTTGATACATTAGTCCCAAAGGACTATCGTCTATGTGAAAATCAATAGCTTCATTGTTTGAAAACAATAATTTCATAAGTTATTTATTGAAGCCTTTTGCTAATATTAAAAAAACAGGCACCTAAGTGCCTGTGTAAAATGGACAGTATTAATACTGTCCAGGAGCTACTGTTTATGCATTGTTCATACATGTTGATGCCGCAAGTGCCTTCCAGTTGGTTGCACTAACCTTGGTCAAGTCTGCAATCTTGAGTGCCATGCGCAGGCTCATTTCTCTCAGGCGATTCTTGTTCTGGTCCATGAATGCCAAGATCTCTTCACCTTGTTCAGGTGTAAAATCATAGTCCTGGAACAGGTCGCCCTTGCGGAAGATCTGTTTGATACGCAAGAAACGGTCACGTTGTGTGTTCAAAGTAAGATCAAGAAAGTGACACCGACTCTGTAAGGCCGCCAAGTGGTCTTGTAGCTTCTTGCTTTTGAGATTCTGGAACTGCAAGTTGGTGATAAAGATACAGGCACCCTTGAAGTCAAAACAGTCAGGAACACCTTCACGTCTTAGCATGGCACTATCGCTGTTCCAGTAGATTCTACGCTTCTTGCCTGAATCCAGGGCCGCCTTGAGAATGTTCAAGCTCAAGTCATCTTGGAATACACTATCACAGTCATCAAATACCAGCACATTACACGGATCCGAACTCTTGTACAAGGTACAGTACAGGCCGATTGGAGTCATTGCACCCTTGATAATTTCATACTTGATTCTACGTCCAGCTAACTTGTCAAAAAGACCTGACTGTTCTAGTTGTTTTTCTACACCGTAACTCTTGCCTACTCCAGGAGGCCCAACCACGATCATTGCTCTAACATCGCCAGCAATGGTGGCCTTGGTCATTTGATCCAAGATATCGAAGCGTTCGCCGATACGGGCCATTACTTCGTCGTCAGTCTCCACTGGAGCGACTGTTTTAACTACTGGAACGGCTGTTGCTGTGTCTCCTCCTACAAACTCTACATCTTCGATACTGTCTACCTTGACGCGGACTACATCATGATCTGGACCAAAATAGCCATCACTGTCCACTGTTACAAAACTACCTCGGGTACCGGTTTGTAAACCTTTTACCAGGGTAAATGCTACGTCCCTTACGGGTTGGTTACGGTATGTTCCGTTTTTAATATTGACTTTACTCAATTTTCTGCTCCTGTTTAGTTACTATACTACTATTATAACAAATGGCGTATTTTGGGTCAACCACTGTATTCTACTGTTTTTTGAGTGTTGCATAAAAACAACACTCCGTAAACGCTAGGTCTACAGCACTTGATTTCATAAAGCTATTATAAGCTAAAAAGCATTTGGGGTCAACCATAAAAAAACCCCACTTAGTAGGGCTTCTGTTTGAATTTGAACTACACGATCATACCTGGATATCTTCCATCCCAGCGGCTCTAAGGCGTACCACATGCCCTAGCATAAAATTCTTGCTTTCGAATGCCTTGATAATGCCCAGGAATTTGTTGCGTAACAATGCCACTTCATTGATTAGTGTTTCAAAGTCAATTACTTCGTCTTCGCCATCCACATACTTTTCAGCGTCTCGAGCAGTCAATGCCCTGGCATATCCTTCCAGATACTTTTGGAAGTGCTTGCGACGGATCTTTCTCAACTGTATGTTGAGAAGATTCAGTACCGCTTCGATCTCTTGCAGTTGATTAAATCTGTGTTCAGTGATGCCGGGCAAGTTGGTTATGTTTTTTTCAACCAAGCCGCCCACATGACATTCTTTTTTAGCTGACAGCAATTCCTGTTCATAATAGCTTATGAAATCAGGAATCGCAGAGAGATCTGCTACTACTCGACTATACCACATCAGTACTGATCGCTGTATGGATCATCCTCATCGTCGTGTAGATCCTCGTCATCATCTTCGTCATCAGCATGATCTTTGAGATAACTGGCCAAGGCACGTTTGATGTCTGGATCAGTCTTGAAGACCGATTTAATTTCGTCTGCGGCACCATCGTTGTCAATTAACACAGCTACTAGTGTCTCAGCAGCTTCATCACGATCAACTGTGTTGATATAGCGTTTTAATTCACTCCAAATTTCTCGACTTAGTTCAATGCTCATTGTTATTCCTCCGTTGCAGTTTCTTCTGTACTTACCGTTTCTTTCTGATTTACAAAGTCTGCCATGACCTTGTCGAGACAGCCAGCTTCGTTTGATTCCCAGGCCTTGCGGAACTGTTTGATGATTTCGCCATCGCTAGTAACAAACATCAGTCTATTACCATCTTTCTTTAACAGGCCTTTTTTCTCGGCCAAGTCAGTTAGGCCTGAGTAAGGATTCATTCCTGTTTCGTATGGAATCTTGACCTGCATGCCTTCAAACGGCTTGGCATAACGTGTTTTCATTACCTTACAACCGGCACGGATACCCATGACTTCGGAGATCTTGTTGCCATCTTCGTCTTCTTTGAGTTTCATTTTCTTCATGGCAACTACAATACTTGACGCATAGATAAATCCTTGTCCGCCTGATATCTTGTCATCTGGATCAAACATGTCTTGACTGGCATAGGTATGGTTGGTGCACACTAATCCAACATTGTAACTACCAAACATGTTGACACAGTTACGCACCAGGGCTGTGAGTGCTTTAGGCTTACGACCCAGGTCACCTTTCATTTCACCTGCATCAAATTGATTTACATCTGTGGGTGTCAGCATCATGCCTAGGCTGTCGATTACCCATAACACTTTCATTCGCTCGCCATCTGGCAGGGCCTTGTAGTCGCTCATGAATGTGCTAATGGCTTTGGCCACATCATCAATCATGCTCATGTTTAGCTTGAGCAGTTTTTCTTCACTGGTGTCCACGTTCAATCGCTTGAGCCAATCTTCGTCTAGCGCATTTTCTGTATCGACCAGGATCACAAAGATGCCCTGATCCTGTGCGTTCTTGACTATGTTGCCTGAACAGATGTAACTCTTGCCCGCACCTGACTCGCCAGCAAACACAGTTACTTTGCCCAGCGGAATACCCCTGTTGAAGTCTCCGCTGATCAAATAGTTCAAGGCAAAGTTGCCTGTGCTGATCCAGTCTGTGGGATCATTAAATCCAATACTGAGACCATCGATACTTTTGGTGATGTCTCTTCTAAATTTACTTACGTCAAATGGTTTTCCCATGTTATATTCTCTCTTTCGTGTATTAATTTAAAACAAGCGTTGCTCGGTTGTTATCTCGAGAATTACGATATAAAAGTTTTCTATACTCAAATAAATTTTCTGTCAAATTTGATATATTGGCTATAGGTAATTGTTCAGCAATTAACGGAATATTATTTTTTTCTGCCCACGCAACTGATTCAGGACTGTACGCTATCGTCTGTGGTTGTTGTAAATTTATCTGGAATGAAAATTCCAAGGTTTCATAATTGTAATGGTCTTGGTATTTCAAATCATTATCAAAATATAGAAACTTGTTATAGTATTGCCTACCCACATAAGTGTATCCAAAAGAAAAATTTACTACGTTATTATTAGAAACCATTGAATCCTGAAATGGATTTGGAAACACTTCCCATTTGTTGTCGGCACTGAATTCTAAATTTGTTTTGATGAAAGAATTTTCCAACCTGTGTACTCCTATGTTTACTTCTTCATATGGATATATATATCCTAACTTTTCTAGTACAGCAGCCACTTTTACAATGCGTATGTGATCTGGATACATGTCATGTAACTGATTACCAATTCTGGCCAAATTTGAATCGTTACTAAATCTAAGACTATCAATATCAACAGTATTTGCCTGAGAAAAAACCCAATCACAATGTGTCTTATTTAAGAAATCTTGGTTCAAATAATTTTCTAAATTGTTATGTTGATCCAATGACTTGCCCGTTAAAAAATACAACACTTCATTGATCTTTGAAATAGCCCAATGCAAATGTGTAATTTTTTTATCAAGATCTCGAAACAACACTTGCCGATTTGAAAAACTGTTTTGTCCTTCTTTGTTTGATTTATCTACAAAAAACTCAAACAATTCGTGATTGTATAGAACTTCAAAAGGTATAATATCGCCGGAGTTATCGAACACCAAAGAAAATTTCATTTTTGTATAATAGTCAAGTCCAGATGCAGAGCACCTGGACTATTTTAAGTTACGCTTTTTGACGGCTACGGATCATGGCCAAGATATCTTGAGCCTTGTCTGTGGATGCTTTTGCCGCAACTGGTGCTGT